AGGACATAAAAGAACAGTTGTTTACATAGCTGCTAACGGATGGCAAACAGCAGATAATTTTGAGGCAGGAGATTTAGCAGCCGCAGCAAAGGACTTACATGTAAGGGACGTTTGGTTAAGGGACGTTGTTATTCCTTAAAATAATTAAACATGAAAAAAGATCTCGCACAACAAATTTTAAAAATAGCTCCTGAACTCGACGAGAGAGTTATTAATTTACTTCAAGCAGAAATTGAAGCTGTTCAGTATAATATGCAATGGGGGTTAGGCATTTGTGCTGTATGTATAGGCGGTCTTCTTTTTTATCTTTGGAAAGTGAATGGGTATGTTCAAAAATGTGAATTAAAAATTAAAGATTGCGTTACTTACGAATGGCTTGAAGGTACTTTTGAAAAAGACATTAAAAAAGACATGGATGAAATTGTTGAAATTTTAAAAAATATTGAGGGGGCAATGCTTGGCACAGTGAAAGATCCCGGCGGTATGTCGGCAAAAATTCACGATTTAGAAAAAGATGTTGAATACATAAAGAAAAAACTTAATGGCAAAACATGACAGCCAACAAAGAACAAATCAAGAAAAAGTTGAAAGAGTCGACTACTTCAATTCGGAATATAAAGTCAACCGCTAACCGAATTAAGTCAGCCGTTAACGAGGTTGTAGAAGAGAAAAAGGAGCACAAAAATAAGGATCCCTAGCGTATGGATGAACATACCAAAAACGCTAATGCATGGGCTCAAAAAACAAAGGCATTACGATCTGTTATCAATTCAATGAAACATAAAGCAAGAGTGGCAGAGAAATTGTTAGAACAAATGGATAAAGAATTTCAACAATATACGGTTAACTTACAAGAGGATATTTGTCGTGAGTGTAAAAACAATAAATCCACGAAAACTTAAAGACGAGAATCTTCCGTTAATTGTATTAAGCGATCATTCTTCTGGCTTCATCCAATGGATTATTAAGTGGCGTACCAAAGGAAACTATAATCATGCTATGTGGCATTATAGAGAAGGGTTTTTTGCATCACAAGGAAACACGTATTCTGAAGCTCCACTTAAACGATACCTTAAACCCGGAAGTCGATTAAAATATTGGGAGGTGATTGGTTTATCTGCGCTTGAAAGGCAAATGATTTTAACATCAATTGCTAGAAAGTTAGAAGAGCCGTGGTATAAAAAACAATATGATTGGTTAGGCATTGCCGGTCAAGCTATCGGGTTAACCTTTATAAATACTCCGTGGCTTGATTATTGTTCTGAAGACACACCGCAGCATTTAAAGAAGTTATTAATTTATATGGAACGAGATAACCCGTTGTGGAAAGTAATAAACGATATCCCAAAACATACTTCTCCGGCGGATCTTAATAAGTATTTCAAACGACACCCTGAACATTTTAGAGTTTTCGGAAAATGGGATGGTGACGATGTGTTTTAACATATATTAACTAATTAACAAAAGGAGTAGAATCGTGAACAAAAAATTAATCTCGACGGTAATTATTTTTGGCTTACGCGGCGGGTTAGCTGCCGCGCCGTCCACTACCGTAACGGTATCCTTACGGACCGCTCCGTTAGATATCGGCAGGGTGCCCGGTTTGTCCGCATCTTTTTTAATGAACATAGCGAGCATGGAATTAACGACCGCCTTACGCTGGATCGAATCCCTATAGCGGTCTAATTCTTTAATCGACTGCATAATTACGCCCAGCAGCGGCATACCGCGGACGTCGTCTACTCGTTTCTCGGTACCGAATACAAGCCAAGCTAAGCGGCGTCCGGATTTTTCACCAAAAGCGGGAAGGCGTTTACTTTTAATACCGTCCGGCTGCAGGATCCAGTAAGCGACCTCGCGGCCCTGGGTATCGTACTCGATCCCGTGGACTATGCGGTGGCCTTTCCTGGTCTGGTTAGCAGAATCGGAAGCTACCGGAGTCTGCACTCGCTCGCCGCGGATAATCTGGATAGATGGCGCGCCGATCCGAGGGTTATACCTCAAAAGGACTAGGACGTCGCCCGCGATCAGCGCCTCGCGCCTTACGATCCGCTGCAATTCGCCGAAGGTATGCTGCTTATCCCAGCTGCACGTCTGCGAGCTCTCGCTCCAGACCTCGAAACGATCCTCTACAGTATCGGTCCAGTCTGCCAGGCTGCCCTCTTCGACCTGCAGGATAGATTCCACGGGGGAAGCTTCCGGCATAAGGCCCGGGCCGATCTCGTTAGTAATTAACCTACGGATCAAGCCTTTAGCGTATAAATTCTCGTTAAAAAGTTGGGTACTTCGCGCGCGTAGCGTCCAGTAGTCGGGCCATTGGATCTGCGTAGGGCCGAAGCCGCCGGGAAACTTGCTGCCGTCGTATACGGACCAGTGCGCAGGGGAGGTATACTGCTGGCCGTCATAACTATACGGATCTAAATCGTCTACGGTAAGCGTACGGCCCTCGTCGGAAGGCTCGGCGCGCTCAGTAAATGGGATATGTAGGCCTAGAAACTTCATATTTTAATAACAGGGGAAAACGTAAGTATGCCCGCACTGTCCGAGGCGAGCCTCGAGCGTAGCCAGGCGATTATATAAAACGTCTATGTAGTTTTGAAGCGTAGCGATGTTGGCCTTAGTAACTACCTGGCGATTCTGGCCGGTATCTAAGGTATAGGACTGGATCGTGCCCGCTACGATCTGATCGAGCTTATCCTCATATAGGACGATCAGCTCCTTAGTTTTCGTAACGCGCTCCGCTAGGAATTGTCTATCCGCCATATGGTTACATATCCTAAGCCCTTCGTAGTAAGCGATTTACTCTAGGGGTCCGCTGCACGACCCTTTCTAAATGGCGCAGTTTTTAATGGCGTACGCTGGCCGTAGGGCTCCAGTATACCGCTTTACGTTGTGTAGTAAAGCTGCTCCGCTTCGATATAGTCCCAGAATCGGGTCCAGTCCACGTTATCGAGCTCGAAAGTCTGCGTGCATAGCTGCCAGGCGAGGATCTCCGCTGCAGCATGGCCGTAGCCGACGGTATCCCAGAGCTCGTTACGCGCATTACCTGGCCGGTGCCATACGTAGGTCGTATTACCGCGATCGTCGCGCTTTTCTCTTCGGGTCTCGACCGTTAGCTCCTTAAGGTGCTTATCGGGAATATCGACCGGCGCGTTAAAGTGGTAGGCGCGCTGCTGTCCCGCTTCCTCGTACCACTCTCGCCTAAGTACCTGGGCGATCCGGTCCTTATAGTGATCTACCAGGATCCGGTAGCCGACGGTCCCGGCTTTTGTCTTAAATTCTGCAAACTCGGTAATGGTCTGATTTTTCGCCGGGCGCTCTCGGCCCAGGATCGGGTAGACGCCAGAGGCATACGGACTACAGAAAGTATTTACCGTATCGTTAGCGTAGCCCGCATCTACTAGGGTAATCATAATCTTATACTTACTGCCGTCGTCCGCTTCGTACTCGGCTTCCTCGATCAGCTCGCGCAGGGTCTGCCATACGGGGCTCCCTATCTCGCTGCAGTCTTGAGATCCTGGCGGCGGCTCGATCCTAAAGTATTCGATAACGTAGTTACGCATATCCCGGCACCACCCCTGGACTAGGACAGCCAGGTTATCCTTATGGACGTCTACCTGGCAGGTTAAAAACTGAATTTTAGAGCCGGAGTATTCCATAGCGTACTTGTTAGGCACTTCGCCTAAATGGTAGGCCTGGCGTCTATGTCCTGAAACGGCCGTAAAAGTTACTTTTGATCCGCGGACCTCGAAAGGCTCGCCCAGGCAGTTGTTATAGAATTCCTGGAGCAGCTCCATATCGCGAGGCTGGTTACGATCGCTATCCCAGCACTCCAGCCACTCCCGGACCGCCGACTCCCAGGAATAAAAACCTACCGGCGAGTACAATCCGCTAAGGTGGTAGGATCTATGGCCACGCCAGCGGGATTTAGCCGTCGCCCTCCATTCGCCCCGGGGTAGCATATACATTTTATCGCTATTTCTATGGGGGTGCCCGCAGTGCTCGCAGATATACCGGACCGACTCTTCGATTAGCACCCCCTCGTCGTCCGTTTCCCATACCAGGCCCCAGACCTGGCCGGTCTCTTTATCCTCTCCCTTAAATTTAAGGACCTGCATCTCGCCGCAGCTTCTACAGGGGACGTAGTACTTACGCTGATCGCCTCGCTCGTACCCGCGGGAGATCCTGGAGCTACCCGCGATCAATGGCGTGGATACCCGGGCGATCTTACGCGTGGACTCGTACGCTTTGGTACGCGCTTCGGCTAATTTCTGGGGGTCGCCATCTTTACCGACGGCCTGGGGGTATCCGTCTACCTCGTCCTCGAGTAGGATCCGGACCGAAGTACTCCGTAACTTAGCAGCATTAAGCGCCCCAATCGGTAAGAGGAATCCGCCCCCCTCGAATTCTAGCTTCTTAGCGGTCTTGCCCGTTTTCCGGTTATTACCCTCGTCGTTAGACCTTATTAAGTGGGATAGCTCTGAATCCTTAAGCATAGGCAGGATATAGCTATCGACCCTAAGCTGGGCCAGCTCCGCGTCGGCCGTCACTAGCATAACGGGGACCGCCTTAATATGATCTATGCAGTAGCCGATCATATTTTCCAGGATCCCGACGGTCGCGCCGACCTGGGCGCCTTTCATAAAATCGATCTCTGATATCGGCGACTCGATACTTAAGCAATCTACGATCTCCCGAAGGTAGGGCGCGACGTCGTACCGGTAAGGCCCCGGTTTTGAGGTAACGGCAGCAGAGAGATATCGCTTAGACTCCGCCCACTCCGAAACGGTAAGGACCTCGTTACCTTCGGTAAGGCCCTCGACCTGATAATCGAGCCAGGCCTCGTCCGATAGCATTAACGATTGCATAGGATCCGCATTTCTTCGAGAGGAATTACTCGCGGCGGCTCTACTGGCCCGAATATGTGCCAGCGCTGCAGCCCCTGGCTATTACCTACAAAAGTCCAGACCTTATTTTTAAAATAACGGTAATAGGGCTCGCCCTCCTTTTGGACCTTATACTCCTCAAGGCCGAGGTAACGACCGTCTCGACGGCTATATAGGTGATAAAACTTCCCCAACTCTAAATCGCTTGCGCAATGAATTTCGCGCGCATTTTCAAATTCTTTAGGCATTTTCCAGTCTCCTAAGTATCTGCTCTTTAGTTGCTTTGATCGCTTTACTATTGGCGTCCCGGATAACCGCCTCGAGTCGGACCCCTAGCGAATCTCCGCCCTCCTCCACTATAGCCAGGACTTCCGCCCCGGTAGTTTTCGGTACGTCAGTAACCAGGCGCTTAAAGGCCACGTCTAAAAGTGAGAATATCGACCCCGCTACGTAGTCCCGCTCGATCAGCTCGCCGCGGCGTAGTCGGTTTTTGGTGGCTTTTTCATTAATCTCCTCGATCGTCTTAGTAGCGCGGAGCACGTCGTTAAAGTTGGTAATGGTCCCGAATTTCTCAATGATCTGGCGCAGGGTGTAATCTGCATAGGCGCGCATATCCTCCGGCACCGGATCGGGCGGTACTTGCGGACCGTTATCTGGCGACGTCGTACCCTTTCGCTCGCTCGCCTCTTTGGCGGCTTGTTTTACGTCGGCCTTTTTCTTTTCGGAAGCCTTCGCACCCCCGGATCCCTGGGGCGGCTTTTTCCCTTCGCCAGGTACGGCCCCCTGCTCCTGCATCTGGGTAAGTATTTTCTTAGCCCGGCCATAACCTATTTTAAATTGTTTCTGTATTCCGGTAGCGGAGTAGCGGGAATTTTCAAAGCACCACGCGGCAGCCTCCCCGTAGAGCGCGTCGAGGCCGTCGGCCGTTTTTCGGGTCGTGGTCTCGTCGTGATTCTGGAGGTATTCAATAGCGGCGGGGTGGTTTGCGTCTAGGCGCCGTCCGAATATAGCGGGCTTTAATTCCGCTTTGCAGGCCTTCGTCACCGCGGCGGCGGTTACCTGCGCCATATCGGCGAATTCTTTACGCGTTACTAACTTTTGTCCCATGCGGGGAGGATACCACCGCCCCCCCCGATCGTGACTGGGAAAC